GCGTTTCAACTTTAGCAGGTCCGTATACATTAAACTTAGCAGATGCAACAGATGCAACTGATTTTGTAACTGCATGGTCAGGAGCAGGTATTCCAAATACAACTGCTGTAGTTAATGATGACGGAACAATTACTTTATCACACACTAAAGGTGGTGTTATTGTATTAGATGACTATGATTCAACAACAGGTGTTTCTCAAGGTTTATTTACAGAAGCAGGATTTATTTCAGGCACAACAACAGGTGTTAAAGATGGTCCTTTCAAAAATGACATAACATTTACACCGGCAACTACAGCATCAGCGGCAGGTTCTGGTTTTGTTCCAAGTGTTACAAATGACTATCAATACTATGACTTTAATCCAAGCACATTCTCAGTGGCTGGTACAGGATATGCAGTAGGCGAAACTGTTACTATCTTAGGTACTGCATTGGGCGGAGCAACTCCTGCTAACGATCTAGTACTTCGTATTAGTAATGTTACAGCTGGCGTCCCAACTGGAGTTACTTGGGTATCAGGTACAGGTGCATCAGCATATAAAGTACAGTTGTCTAACTGGCAAGCATTGTCAACAACTACTACAGGTGCTAATTCAATCGTGTCAAACGAAGGGGCTCCAACAGCGATCCCAACTAACTTGACTAACTGGTTCTATTCAGCAACTGATCAAACAGATATAATGATTAACTTCAACGGTGCTTGGAGAGGCTATAAGAATCAAGGATACGATGCAAATGGTTTACCTAGCCCGTCAGTAGCAAATGCAACTGACCCTAAAGGACCACTAGTAAGTGCTACTGCACCGACTACACAGTCTGACTTAACAGCATTAGTATACGGTGATCTTTGGATCGACAGTTCTGACTTAGAAAACTATCCTATCATTAGAAGATGGCAACAAGTGGCGGCAGTTGATCAGTGGGTCTTAATAGATAACACAGATCAAATTACACCAGAAGGTATTTTATTCGCTGACGCACGTTGGGCAACTAACGGAACAACTAATCCAGCAAATGATCCGATACCAAGTGTTGTATCATTATTAGCAAGTGATTACTTAGACGTAGATGCTCCTTTATCTTCAACATCACCGGCTGGTATGTTGCTTTGGAACAGCAGACGTTCAGGCTACAATGTTAAGCAATACAGAGTTAACTACTTCAATGCTGACAGTTTCCCTTCTCCAGCAGTGCTTCCAGCACAGAAAGATGCATGGGTAACTGCTTCAGGATTACAAGCAGACGGTTCACCTTACATGGGTCGTAAAGCACAAAGAGCAATCGTTGTAAAAGCAATGAAATCAGCACTTGATAGCAACACTGCTATTAGAGATGATGATAACTTCTTTAACTTACAAGCAACTCCAAACTATCCAGAACTACAACCTAACATGATTGCGTTGAACGCTGATAGAGGTGAGACTTCTTACATTATTGGTGATACACCAATGAGATTAAAAGATAGTGCGACTGACATTCAGGCATGGGCTACTAACACAGCAGGCGCTATTAGCACTGGAGAAGATGCACTTGTAACTAGAAATACTTACATGGGTCTATTCTATCCATCAGGTGTTACTAATGACTTAGCAGGCGTTACTGTTGCTGTACCATCATCACATATGATGCTCAGAACGATCTTACGTAACGACAATATTGCTTATCCTTGGTTAGCTCCAGCAGGAACTAGACGTGGTATCATTGACAATGCTTCAAGCATTGGTTACTTAGATGCACAAACTGGAGAATTCGAGTCCATTAGAACACGAGTTGGTATTAGAGATGTGTTATACACAAACTTTATTAACCCGATGGTATTCTTCACAGGTAACGGCTTACTGAACTATGGTAACAAAACATCATTTAATTCAGCATCTGCACTTGATAGAGTTAACGTTGCACGATTAGTTGCTTACATACGTAGACAATTAGTTATTGCTTCAAGACCGTTTGTATTTGAACCAAATGATCCACAAACAAGAAAGTCTATCTCAGCAGTAGTAGAAACATTATTCCAAGATTTGATTTCAAAACGTGGACTATATGACTACTCAGTAGTTTGTGATGCATCTAACAATACTCCAGCGAGAATTGATAGAAACGAACTTTGGATTGATATAGCAGTTGAGCCAGTAAAAGCGGCTGAATTTATATACATTCCAGTTAGAATATTCAACACTGGTGAGTTATCAGGAACATAAGAAAAGGAATACCTGAGCGGCGTGAAGTCGCTCATATTTTGATAAATAAAAGTAGACTATAAAATATAGTCACATTAATAGGAGATTAACATGGCAACAGCCTCAGATACATTAAGAAATCTTTCGGTACAACCCGAAGATGGGAGCAATCAAGGCTTATTGATGCCTAAACTTCAATATAGGTTCCGTGTGAACTTTATTGATTTCGGAGCACAAGGCGATGATCAGGGAGCATTATCATTGACTAGACAAGTTATTGATGCCGCTCGTCCACAAGTACAGTTTGACGAGATTACGCTGAATGCATACAACTCACGTGTGTATCTTGCAGGTAAACATACTTGGCAGCCTTTATCAATCAACGTCAGAGACGATGCTTCTGGTTTAATATCAAAAGCAGTTGGCGCTCAGTTACAGAAACAATTAGATTTCTTCGAGCAACAATCAGCGGCTTCTGGACAAGATTACAAGTTCTCTACAGAGATTCAAATCTTAGACGGTGGCAACGGTGCAAACGAACCAGGAATATTAGAAAACTGGTCACTAGCTGGATGTTTCTTACAACAAGCAAACTATCAGACTCTAAACTATGGTGCATCAGAAGCAGTTACAATCGCATTAACAATTCGTTATGACACCTGGATCAGGCGTAGGACAATCTGGACTACAAAGTACACGTACTCCAAGCGGAACTGTTTAATAGCATTATTTTTGCTTAGGCAACACAAATTGAAACCGAACTTAATTAATTTTAAGTTCGGTTTTTTGTTTCTGATAAATAATAAGATAGAGGAACAATAATGACTGTATATCTTAGAGATTTTAGACACGCCGCCAAAATATTCTTACCGAATAGACAGGCTAATGCTCCTAAGGTTAAATTTCTATTTCATGTGTATTTTGAAATTAACGAACAAGCATATAAACCCCCAACGGGAGATAACTTCGGTATTCTAGTCAAATCAGTTAAACTTCCTAGTTTTAAATTTGACACTGAGACATTAAATCAGTATAATAGAAAAAGAATTGTTCAAACTAAAATTAAATACGATCCGATAGACGTTGTATTCCATGATGATAATCAAAGTCAAATGACTGCTATGTGGAATGCATACTATCAATATAACTATGCTGACTCTATCAATCCAGCAGATGTACTTGGAGTCGCAGGCGCTGGAGCAAAATATCAGGCTAGAAACTTATACAATCCTTCAATAGCAGGAGATGAGAGTTATGGTTATAGGGGTGGATCAACACAAGATGACGGAACAAAAGTCCCTTTCTTCAAAGATATTACAGTGTTTGGCTTTTGGCAACAGAACTTTCTTGCATACACATTAATTAATCCAATCATTACAAGTTTTGCACATGATACATATGACTATGCTGAAGGTGGTGGAACTATGTCTAATACAATGACTATAGATTATGAAACTGTGACTTACAACACAGGTAAAATGGATGCAAATAATCCAGAAGAGTTTGTGACAGGGTTTGCTAATAGTGCAAACTACGATCAAGCGTTTAGTCCATTAGATACTGGGTATAGAGAAGAGGCTTCAGTGAATATGGAAGGGATTAATGGTGCAGGAGCATCGGCAGGTCAAGTTCGATCTTTAGAACAAGCAGAAAGAGTGACAGCCGCTGATACAGCTAGACCAAACTCAGCAAGAATAATCAATCAAGGTTTAGTCGCGGCACTCCGAGATGGACAAGAAACAAATTCAAATCAAAGGACTCCTTCAGCAACAGCCTTCTTTCCAACTAATGCTTCTAGTCCTACAGACATAAACCAAGCCAATCAGGGTATACCTACTGGCGCTAATAGAAACACAGTTGCTAACGCTCCAACGCCAGCAGGTGTGCAAGTTAAAACAAATACGAATTACAGGTAGAAAATAATGGCAACAGCATTTGAAGTTAATGATTATGATCAAACAGTTAAAATTTTTAATAATTTTTATACAGCAGATTTAGTTGTACCAGCGAATGAATGGGACGTAGTGTACTCATACTTCGTAGAAACATCAGTTAGTAAAACTACTGCCTCTGCTTTTGCTTCAGTACTGTTTAGAATTGCACAAGAATCTGGTGTCGAAGTAATGACTTTACTCGAAGACATTCAAGGTAAATCAAGTAACAATAAATTAGAATTGTCTCAGACAATGGCCTTTTATTTGAATCTAATAAGATCAAAGACGGCTCTGTATGGGGTAAGTACAGTGCCTACTCCTAATCAAACAGTACAACGAAACATCTTACAATAAGGCTGAGTTGCTATGGCACGAAAACAAAAGTATGCTCAAGGGCTATACGAAGTCAAAAACATAAAAAAGTATGTAGGTAAAGGTAAACCCAAATATAGATCAGGCTGGGAACTTACATTTATGATCTTCTGTGATTCAAATGATAAAATCATTAGCTGGGCATCTGAATCTATGGCTATTCCGTATCGTCATCCAATCACTGGAAAGCAACACAAATACATACCAGACTTCTTTATCGTTTACCAAGACAGACTAGGAAAAGTTAAAGCAGAAATTATTGAGATTAAACCAAAGAAACAAAGCATTATAGAAAGTAAAGTTGCTAGTGCAAAAGATCGTTTAACAGTAGCAATCAATCATGCTAA